AGGTCTAAGGGTGGAAACATTTTCTCTTTTCTCAGGGGTTCCCGTTAGGAACTTACTAGCTGCTTTATTCCATTTCTTTGGGGCTAATCCCAGCCAGCCTATACTAAATTTTCCCATAAAAACTCCTTATAATTCCTGTATGTATTCCATCACAGCCCATGCTCTTGTATAAGCCGCAGCAACTGTAATATTAATGTATGTCGCGTCATAGGTGATGGTATCAGCACCATTAGGTATTGGTTCACCAGTAAAAGCGGTAGCATTGGTGGCAGCTCCATAGAGTTGTATCAAACTAAAATTTGAGTCTATCATGACACCATGTCTTGCCTGGTTTAATCCTATTGTTAACCCTGGAAATGTCACTACCACTCTCAATATCGTCCTAAACTGTTGAGATGTTCCACCGTCTAAAACGTTATTCGTTCCTGGTATGAAAGCTTTTCCAGAAAGTAGCTCTTGGTCTAAGTACCAACCTATTTCTCTAATATTTACAGCCGTTGCGAGCTTCTTCAATTGTTCCACAATAAAAGGACGGGCTTCTTCCCATTCTTTAGGTGCGACGTCATATACGGGTACGTAGCTTTCTAACTGTTGGCTGTCTACTGAAAGTGTCATAATATTAATTTCCTATGGCTACCCAAAAAAATCTATTGTAAGCTGCTGAAGGACCCACAAAAGCCCATTGAAAACTTGCAGTGCTTATAGATGCAGTTCTAACTCCAATATTTATGACTCCTGTAGGAGTAGGATTCACATAACAAGGCTGAATAAATACCGTAAAACAATTTGTTGGAAAATTAACGTTGCTCGCATTGAATGTTACCGTTCCCGTATCTCCTCCATTAAAAAAGAAGGGAGAAGCTCCATGAGTACCATTTATAAATCCCCATTGTATCAATATTCCTGAAAACCACCCATAACCATTTGCCAAAGCCTTATTTCCACTAATTTGTTGTATTCCTCCTAAAGGAGTTTTAAAAAATAACTGACTGTCGCCTCCTGGAGGAATAGTGGCTAATTTTGAGTAAATCTGTCCTGCCGCAGTACTTGCCCCTGGATCTAAAGTTTGATTAACCAAGTGTACAACCGTGTGAAAACCGTTATTCGTTCCTTGTGAAAATTTTATATGATCAACACCAAATGTAGTGTCTAATTGTTGAAAATTACCCTGCAAATTCTGGTAGTCAACATCTAAATTTACAGTACCGGTAGGTATTCCAGGTTGATACATCGTCATAATAACTCCTATGTCACATGCCTCCAGAATCTATATGTTACGATTCCAGATATTTGTGACTGGCTTAATTTAAATTTTTCTTGAAGTTCTTTATGTGAACTTCCATTTTTATATAACTCTCTTATCTCTCTAACTTGTTCTTCTGTTATCTTTCCTGCGGAGATGGCCCTGTTTTTTTCGTGCGGTCGTCTTCTTTTCTTAAAAGAATCCTGTGTATTTTCTTTATGAGTCCCTATCCACAAATTATACCATTTTAATCAATCCATTCTATCAACTATAGACTTGTCATTCTACCGGCTTGTCTAATCCATAGAACCTGGGCATCTATTTGCACGTCATTTTTTTGCTCTTCTCCAGCTATCTGGGCATTTGAGAATTTATATTGCAAAGTTAAAAAGTTAGCCCTAGTAGCGCAGAAAACTCTATGCCAGAACTTAGTTCCTTGCGGTGCAGAAGCTAATGTAGATGGAGTTGTTGGAATTATAGAGTTGAAAAAAGTGTCCGGTGTAGGAGGAGATACTCCATTAATTTCATTCTTTGGAAGAATATTCGAAGCATTTATATCGTCATAATCCAAATAAATATTTAAAGAGATGGCCCCGGGATTATTTGTACCACTGGCAGACATTAAAATATCTATGTAGCCTAATTGGATACTTTGTCCTTCATCTAGAAAATTGAATTTCTTACTGATGATTGAGAAATTTTCTCGTATATTGATTAATCCACCTCCTACATATGTTCCCGGGGGAGTTCCAGTAACTACGGTATCGAATGCATCAAGTGTGGAGTTATATGTAGATATTCTGAATTTATTTGCGGTATCTGAGTCTGTATCATCTCCTAAAACTATTCCGAATATTCCTCCATTCAAACTTGAGAATGGCGTCCCTGTGGGTATTCCACTTATCCCTATCACGAAACCTGTCTGCATATTGTGATTAGGAGAAGTGATTATGACAGTTGTTCCTTGCGTGATATTGGAAATGAATAGACTTACATCATTTGTGTTCAATTCATCTAGCTGCTCAATAAATCCCTGCTGATTTCCCCCAACGATTACAGGATCTCCTTGTGGCTGGTTGACCCAAGGAAAATGGCAATTAACCCAAGGTTGATGGGTATTCACCCAGTTTCTACTCGTTTGAGCTTGATAAGTTCCTAGAGTTGTTAATGAGTCATTGAATAATGCCCAAGAATCGTTTTCATAGTTATAAACTAATCTTTGATTAGGAAATATCCAAGAGGTGGATGGAACGGCACCATCATAAGATCTTGCATAGGGGATAGTCCAATAGGCTAAACGATTAGGAAAATCTCTAATACCATGTACACGAAATACACCATCGTTCAATGTGTTAAATTGGAAAACGAAATCCGGTATTTTTATATCTATGCGTTCAGATTTATAACTATCGCATTCAACAACGCCCTTGTCTCCTAGACCTACAAGCGATGTATCAAACTGAACGGCTGAAAATGGTCCTTCTGCACCTAATTCACTATTCACCCTCTCAATCTGAAAAGGCGCGATAGACCGGCCAGTATAACGTAGCTGCCACGTAGAACGCTCACAATAGATAACAAGATTATCTCTAACAAAACCCACTGCAATAATGTCTTCACTAGTCGGAATATCAAGGTATCCTCCCTGACCTCTAATATCATCTCTCCACGAACCCTTTGCAGGAGGCCCTGCAGTGTACGGTATAAATGGATTTCCGATTGTAGACCAGCGAATCCTATTTGAGAAGTTCTGTGAGCTTGCTGCAGTAGGTCCTTCCCAAGTATTAAATGTCACCATTCTACCTCTATAGGGAAGCATTGAGAGGAAGTTTGTTAGAAATGTTGTGGCATCAATCTGACTCCATACAGAGGGAAAAAAGTCTACCCATGTTACTCCATCCGTGATTCGTGGAGGATCAGCTTGCGCTCCAAATTCCCCCGTGTTATTTGTTACCCAGAAAAGTTTACGGTTTGTTGTTGTAAATAATGGAGTGACAGTACCAGGAATAACCGTGGAACTCACCCAGTAATTTGTTGACCAAAAGAAATCCGTAGCGGATACATCTCCTGCATGTGCGTTCCATGTAATTCCTGGAATGAATTCCTGAAATTGCGAAGTAGCTCCGTTAAATACGTAAGCATAGTCTTGATCAAAAAATACAGTTTGATCATCAGCGCTATTCTGTAGCTCCCTAGTCCTAATACCCATCACAGGAAGTCCAGGAAAATATTGAACAGCCGTTGTGACTTTAGATCCTGTGATTGTAATAACACCAGTGGCTCTATTTAGCGTTCCTGTGCCACTAGAATTCGTCAAAAGAGTAACAGGGCTAGCACCCCCCGGATCATTGAATATATCAGTTCCTATGACAAATGAAGCTATTCCTGGTTGAATTGGCAATGGTGCTATTGCTACTGAAAAGTTTCCTGCTCCATCTGTTATCCCTATATTTCTTTGTAATCTTCCTAAAAGTTGATAGCCACTTTTACGGATGATTCTTTCTCTCCAAACATAAGCATTCTGCAAAGTAGGATAGGCATCATCTGGCAAGATGAACTCTTCGCGCTCTTGCACTAGCCCACCGGAGAAGCCCGTTATTTTTAATGGAGAGTATGATCCCATTACACTTCTCTCCATGTTTTTCCATGTTTAATAGAATATATACATTGAGGTGTTACGAAATAATCTTCTGCAATTTCAACTACTCGATGATTTTCAGAGATCCTTCGTTTTATTTCTTCGACATCCGAGATGGTCAATTTGGCGTTGAATGACTTTCCTTTAGGTGGTCGATATGTTAAATTATGGACTGCGAGTTTTCCTTTTCTAAGAGCGTCCCTGGCGTTATCTTTAGCACTACCTAGAAATAAATGATCTGGATTGCAACACGCTCTATTGTCACACGAATGGCACACGAATTTTCCATCGGGGATTTTTCCTTTATGCAATATATAGCTAGCTCTATGAGCCAGCATTCCCCTCATTTTATTTCCAGGTTTTTGCGTCCTATCGTCTAGATTTTTGAATATTCCATACCCAGCTGGATTCTTAGACTTTATCCATTCCCAGCAGCCAGATTTCGTCTTCTCAATACCGTCCAAAACGGTACATTTGTTCGAGCAATAAACTCGATTACCCCAGCAACTTTCTGCACAATGTAAACAGGGTTTTGAAGTTTTTTTTCTATATTGTTCCATTCTTGAGTTCAGCCATTCTTGTCTTGAATTAAATCCTCTTTCAGTCCAATAATCTCTTTTTGGTTTACGCATAACACCTCCTTGGTATGGAGGCATAATATCATGTATACAGGTTTTGTACATACAAGTATTCATATTAAAATCCTGGGCCAATTCCCCACCCAATACCATAACCCGTATTCGTGGTATTAAATAGAGTGTAGTTAGGCTGCCCGATCTCTTCTACGGCCTGCCGCTCTAATACAAGCGCCTCCTGGCGTTTAAATCCTTCCTGAAGGTTTTGAACCCCTTCCATATCCTGACGATCCCTAAGGATCTCACACGCGGCTCCGTACGCAATATATTGGGCCCACTGATTAAGAATCGGATGATCGGTGGTATTCATGAACTGAGCGGGTGTCTGAAATACTTCGACTTCGACGAGATAAACGTTATCTGGCACTGGACGTATTGTTAACTCATTATTCCAAAAAAGAAGATTGTAAGGACGCCCCACGTTATACGTTGCTGCCCAGATATTCAATTGAGTCCCAGCAAGCGGAGGAAATGGAAGATTTAAATCTATTTGCGTTGTGACGTAGTTGACTGATCCGCAATATTGCTGTGTCTGTGGATTAGGTGGATAAGCAGAATTAGGAGGATAATTAGCATTTTGCTGACCTCCTATAGGGGATAAATCTGGAATGGCAGGTAGTTGGGCATTACTTCCATTAAGGTAAACATTATTTCCAACAGCATTCTGGTTGAGGAATAAGAGTTGTCCTGTGGTAGTGTTACTGCCAATTCCGTTGGCATTAACAACTCCGCCACCGTCATCAATAATTCTAATAGGGTTACCATTAACATCTATTCCCCCAATGACAACTTGGGTACTCAAAATCCCAAAATTAGGTTGTGGAAAAGGGTTTACGTTATTCCCAAACAACGTAAATGAAACTGTATTGCTGGTGGATATCCATGTACCACCGGAAACATATGCACCAAATCCCGTATTATCAATTCCATCAAGAGAAAATGTGTTAGGATTTATAACAGTGATTTTGTAAACATTTCCGTTCAGTTGAACCATTCCTACCACATTAGAAATTGTTATAAAAGCACCAGTTGCAAGACCGTGGTTAGGAGAAGTGATTTGTGTAGGAAGAGATGGTTGCAATATGCCTGTTATTATTCCGGAAACAGAGGAAACTCCCTGCTGAAACTGGGTGGGATATCGAGGATATAAGTTGAATAACTGATCCCTATTTTTAAAGAAGTTACCAATTATACCTTCAAAGTATACAGGAGCACGAAATCCCTGTAGGTTATTTACATCAACGGGATATCGGTCTACATTGGGAATTGTTAAGAATTTATAAACAGATCTTTGCTGATCGATCTTTATAGAATAAGGGAAGTCTGTGTTGTAAAATGTGTTGACCGCCTGTTGGATATCGACACTAGAAAGCGCAGCTTCACTTGCTGATGCTGTGAGACGTCGTACCTTCTTTTCAATGAAAGTATACGTGGAATCTGCTTGTGCTACTGCGCTCATGATGACCTCTATAAATCGGCTCTACTTAGAATCCGTGTGCAACAAATTTATGAAGCCATTCGCCCTCTTGATCCTGTGCTAGGGGTGATTCATCTTTATTCAACGAATTACCATCAACGCTGACAAGCCCACTACGCTTAGGCAATATTTTGGATTTGTCGTTAACTTCTTTAACAAGTCCAAGGGGAACTTCGTAAACTTTCCCAGGAATGAAATGCCATATTTGAATCGGATCTCCAGAGTATTTGCAGTAGGGTTTTGTCAGTCTTTCATGCCTTCCACGAGCATTTAAATATTCAGCTTTCACTAGTCTTGCATCTTCTTTCTTCTGTTTTTCTAATTCTTTTTTGTGCTCTGGTTTCATATTCTTAAATTCATCAAAGGGCACACTATTTGTCAGAACGTTTATCATTCCGTGAAGTTCTCCCGATGCTGTTGCCATTGCTACTGTCATAATTAGTTACCTATGTTGTTAAGTGACTGAAAAGGCACTTGATTCGTTAAATTGTTGTATTCCAGGTTTTGAGAACCTGCAGGAGCCAGACTAGCTGGCGTTTCACTCGTTGATGATCCATCAACAAATGTATCGAAATAAGTTGAATCTATATTTAGGGTCATAGTCGATGAATCCACCGCCATGATCTTTCCCATCAGGCCATTTGCCTGAAACATTCCCCATGTTCTTGGAACGGTCAATCTAACAACTTGTCCTAATACGTAAGTGTTAGCTCCCGTTGAAGGGACAATAAAGGTGATTACCATAGGGAAACTCTGAGTTATTCCCGTGATAAGCAATGTGCTAGGAATTTGGATAACACCAGGTAGGTACTGATTTGCCATTCCATATCCTATGTAGTAGGGAGGGGACAAATTGACCCCTCCCTAATGACTAGTTTTCAAATTTATAAGCAGTCCAATTGATAACGTCTCCAGTACCACCAGCAGGAGAATTGTCTCCGCCAGATAAAAACATGTAAGGAGTAAATTGACCTGTCCTAAAAGGTTGCTTTTGGAAATCGTATCCCGTTTGAACCAGAGATACTGGATCGAACTGAGTAGAAGCTCCAGCAGGAGACAACGTAGCAAATAATTGTGCTGTAGGACTTGCAGTAGATGCAGGGAATGCAAACGCTGAAAATGCGCTTGAATCAATGTCTATTGTCAAGTTATAGGCGCCAATATTTGCAGTGGCTGATACTGCATTGACCGCCAAGATTTTTCCGGTTAATTGATTCATCTGGGTCATTCCAAAGGAATAAGGAACGCTTAAATGAATCTTCATGCCGACAACATAATGTTGACTTGGATCAACAGAAGTTGAAACAACAGCCTGTGTTGCTTGAGAAATATTGGTGATGAACAGATATTCAGGTTCTACTGCATTGAATTGGGAGACTCTACGAGTAAATCCACCAGTACCTGCTAAGGCAAAACCGTTACTAGTAGTAGCTGGTAATCCTAGAAGAGTATACCCAGATCCAGAAACCGAACTAATTTGGAAAGCCATTCCTGCAATCTGAAGCATATTCGTGGTGTTATACAAATAAAGTATATCACCATTGGAGTATGTATTTGTTTGCGAAACGACTGCTGGATTGACATTGGTAATAGCAGTAATAGCATTAGCTGCTTGGGGTTCAACTACTGGGACTGAAGTTACATAAGTAAATCCACCCGATGCAGTAGCTGTAGAAAATTTATCGATTTGGATAGCATTCGATCCAACATTTTTCCATCTAAGCCCGTCATTTACAGCTGAAGCACCTGTACCGAATTTTGATCCGTACCATTCGCCTCTGCAACATTCAGAGCCAGCTGCTCCCATTTCTGTCACGTTTGTCGTAACAAAATAATCAGCGGAACTAGGAAGAGGTATTTTAACTCCTGCCCCAGTCGATGTAAAAGAACCACCTGTTAAAATAGTAAAAGGCATAATCTTTATCTCCTTATGATGGTTGGAATGTTGTTACATTCAAGCCAGAGATCCAGTTTTGATTTGTGATGGCTCTCGCAATCGCAAATTTGGCATAGAGTTGGCTGTTTTGAGCAACGGAAGAAACAACCCAAGGAGGACGGTAGCCGATTATCGCTGTGTAATTGTTTTGTTCAATTTTAGCAGCTGCTTCTAAGCCATACATTGGGATTGTGTAAACAGTGTTACCTTTCAATGAGATACCTGGAGTCTTTGCGCCTTTAGAAGAAACAAAGAATCGGAATCTAGAAATAGAGCAATATTCTTCTGGTCTGATTCCTTCTTGCGTTGGATATGCAGATTTGAGCAATACGCCTTGTACTTTCTGAAGGTCAGCAGTCAAGTTTGTATTTGCAAGAGCGATAAATGCATCTCTAACGCCACCTGTTGCAAACTTAAGAGTAGCTTCCAAACTGGTAAGCATTGAGCGTGCATCATTTCCTAAAAGAATAGTTTCGATATTATTGACGTCATTCAAGCTGATGTTACTTGGCTGATCTCCATTCAAACCGCCTGTAGCATTGATGTAAGATACCGAGCTTGAGAATAAGTCTCTCATTAACAAATCTTCTTTTTCACGAAGCCATTGGCCAAGTAAAGCAGTAAATTTAGTTAAAGTTTTGCTGTTCTCCCATAATACAACTTGCTCGTTAGTCACTATGGATTTCGCATAGATCTCCATAGTAGCGTCGATGTCTGTACGTACGGGAACTTCAGAAGCAGGATCGATACCTGAACCGTCTAATTGACCGCCATCAGTTGACAGGCGCTCGAAACGGCTCATACGTGTAGTTTTACCGATATAACTTTCGGCATGGTGTAGATCGACCCCAAAGGAGTGGATCAAATTAAACATAGGTGTTGACAACAGATCTTCTGATGCCTGTACTGGCAACTCAGGAGCCATGTTGTTGATATTTGTGATACCTGTCGCAAAAGACATAGTAACCCCTCGATGTAAGTTGATTTGTGTTTTTCGTAGTTGACGAAACCACTAATGCAGTCTTACGTTGGCGAGGCGTACCACAGCCTGAAATGTAAAGGGGACTAGCGAAGTCCTGTAAATCCAGCTAATCCCACTCTAACAACGGAAATATTTATTATCAACAATCTTTTTTTTGTTCCGATTGTGTGTTATTCACTAACCTACCCCTTTTAATGTATTTTGCATTCTGGCCCAGTTGGCGGCCTTTCTTTCTTCGCTTAAACGTGCATCATTCAAGACCTGTCCCGGTTGAGTAATACTAGAACTAGATATAGACTTAGGCTTAGAAAAGTTAACATCGGCTTTTGCTGCTTCTTTTTTTGCTGTTGTATTATTAGGGACAAATTTTTTAATAGCTAAATAAATATCAGACCATTTGTCATATCCATCTCTAAGGCGCTGCAGAGGTCGCGCAACTTCGGGATAATGATAGTCTAGATAATCTAAATTTTCCTGTGAAATTGTACCGTTAAAATCTGGGTATGACTGTTGTAGTCTTTGAGGGTATTCCTGATGTTCCCTTTCCAATCTCTGTTTCTCATAAGCTGCTTCTCTTGCGGATATTGCGGCCTGTACTTTTTTTTCTATCTTTTCATCATCGGTTTCCTCATGATCATATCCATATGAAACGGATTGATTCTGAACAGGAATGTTTTTTGAAAATGCTGCCTCCATTGCTGCTTTTAGTGCTGCTATTTCTGCTTCTTTTTCTGCAGCTTTCCTTTCTGCTGCTTCTTTTTCTGATCTGTCTTTCTTTCGCGCTTCCCTGAAAGCTCTCCAATTAG